AAGCAGAACATTTTGATTTGTATTGAACCAATGATCCAGACGCTCATCAGTAAAAGTAGCCATTTAAAAATCCTCCATAAGTATTGATATTGAATCTTTCAGAACATCATTAGGAGAAACCAAAAATAGTTTCGCCAGACTGATGACATATTACTAAGCTGAATTATTTTTGACTACTAATTGAAAATTTGCAGTTGGTTTCTTTCAGAAATATAAATGTTATCTCCAAGATCAAGTTCAAACCATATATCATAAATTCCAACTTCCATATCACTAGTATCTATCATATAATATCCAAATCGTTTTTCTCTAAAAGTTACAGGCTCTCCCTCAACGATCATCCTTAAATCTTGCTCTTGTGGCAAGCAAGCACCTGATCTTTGCTCGATAGATACTTTCATCTGTCCGACGATTGCTAAATTTTCATAGTATCTTTGTAAATCTGTTCCTTTTGGCACATTAGGAGTTACTTCAATAATTATGTAACGCTTTGAACCCTGTCTTAGTCTTGATGGTCTAAATGCAAAATTGAAATCGTAAACAACTGGAATTGGAGTTGTATACCAAAGATTAGGATAGATAGTGAATGGGTTTGTAACTTCAGAAACTTCTTCGTAGTTGTTATTGAAATTTACAGTCCAAACATCAACATAATTACCAATAGTGTACTGGTTTTCTTCAACTAATATTTCGGTATAGTATTGACCAGTATCTGTTTGTAATATATCAACAGGTTCAATTGTTTGAACAAGTGTTCTTGCAGCAGGGTCGTTAATCCCGGCTCCATCAGCCAATTTGTAAATATCTATTTTTACTATGCCTTCAACATTTGCAAAATTATTGCTATTGTAAAAAAACAATCTAAGGATGACTGTGTCACCAACGACTGGATTTTGGTATCTCTCTTTTACTGCTGCCATCCTTTATTTACCTCATTGGAAATCATTTTTTATTTTTTTCTAGCTCTTCTTGTTCCATGTTTTTCTGTTCGATAAATCTTTCCATGAGGAATCGTCTTTCTGCAACTTGCATTCTGCCCCATTCCTCACGACTCGTACTTAAATGATATCTAAAGAAAAATATTTCTTCCATGAGGTTTTTCCATAAAATTATGCTTGGGTTTTCTCCTTCTTCTTGCCCCTTGGGAAGAAAAAATTTGCTTCAAGTGGTAGTTCGATAGTGAATTCATCAGATGTGAGAGGAGAAATAACTGTAACTTTGGTATCGATACCAAAAGGAGGTTCTGTGACCAAATTACGCAAATAAGAAACATCTTGAATCGGTAGATTCTTGATCAATATCTGAAGTTCATGTTTATCTGTTACTCCCTGAATTTCTTCGATAAGCTGAGCAGTTCTGTAAATCAAACTATCATCAGAACCATTTTCACCGATGTTTTTTAGTTTCTTCTCTCTGTATTCTTGTAGCGCAATCTCATCTCTTCCTCTACTCAAACGATATGTGACTGAAAGGTTGCTCTTCGGAAGAACATCCATCAAAGTAGGGCCATAATCAACAGGGCAGTTTTCGACTTCTAAAGTATCAAGGTCAATAACAGTAGTAAACTTACGATCACTTTCTGGGTCTTTGATTTCAACTTCATACTCTGTACCGTAAGAAATGCCACGCAAGTAAATCAAGATAAATGTTCTATCAACAGATAAAAGATTTTCCGGCTTTATGTTTTCTTGAATGCACCTTGAGAAAATCATATTTATTGCAGTACCCTTTTTCACAAATCGTGGTGTGGCTAAGATTTGCTCTTCTTCCCCTGTCATAGGTCGAATATGTAGCACCCCATTAGTAGGGCCATCTGTGCCGTCATAAAAGCGCCCCATAGATGGCAAAGTAACTTGCTCATAGTGGCTCGAATGTGATTTCAAGCTTTCGAGAATACTTTGTAAATTGCCACTAAAGTTTTGCGAAAATGTATTTATTGAAGGTGCATTAGTAAAAACAGGCGCTTGTTGTTCAGGAACACCACCAGTCTTTTGTAGGCGTTCTAAAAGCTTGGGGGGAATGTTGCCAGAAATTTTTACTTTTGATTCGTCTTCAACTTCCATTCTTTGGGCAATGTGTGGGGGAACGGGTTCGGGCTGCATGGCTGGGTTAAAAGCCGGATGCTGATGCGGGAGGTTCTGCATTGGATTAGATTGCTGTGGGTTTTGATTGGGTCTTTGTGGGCGATAAATCTCATCAGTCATTTTTTCTCCTAATTTCACAATTTAAGATTATAATAGTTTATGCCAATTATTTTAACTTCGAAAAATATAGAAGATATTATATTTAAGAACAAAAAAATAACATCAAAACTAACAAGGCATAAACATATTTTTGATAATTGGAATATGTCTCAAGTAATTCCAGCTTTGAAGTTTATCAGATCAGAAAGTATTTCAAAATTATTGAAAAACATAGATTCGGATGACATTAATATCTTAAAATATATATTACAAGATGATGTTATTCTTCTTAGAGACGATTCATCATTAGTCCATAATGTAGACGAAACTATAGAAAATCTTGAATTTCAAATGCCAGAAGACTTTAATTGTATAGACTTTTGCTTGTATCGTAAAAATAATTTTATAGGAGTAACATTATGGAAGTAGTGAGTCTTTTGTTGTGTCTCATAGGAACAGTAGGCATGACACAAATTATTGTTGAAAGTGAAATATCTAGCAAATTTAAATCTCTTATAGAAAAAATTGTCCCGGTTTTTTTGATGAAGATGCTTAATTGTTATCAATGCTCTGGATTTTGGTCAGGAATTTTCATGGGACTAATTTTCTTTTTTCCACCACAATTATCTTTTTTTGATGTCGGTAAAGTATTCGCTGTAGGATGTGCTGGTTCTTGTCTTTCTTATTTTTATGCTATGCTTCTTATGTATATTGAGGCTAATACACAAATTAAAGTTCATGAATAATAAATCAACATTTTGGTGTGAAAAGTGTGCAAAGAAGTATTATTATGATACTTCTGAAACTCATTTAGTTGAAATTCAACGAGCAAACTTGCAAAAGAAGATTCCTCACATTGAGCCAGAAACTAGTAAAAAAACTAAAGCGGAATATGTAGAAAGAAAAAGTTTTAAAAAATGTATGACTTGTGGATTTTTGTTGAAGGAAGTCAAAAATGAAAAGCGGTGATATAACACTACTTGATATAAAAACAGCTTTAAGAGATAAAAAATTCAGAGAAAAACTACCAGAATCTGTTCATCCAGATGTGCAAAAGTTTCTTAATAATCCAAATTGCACATGCAATTTTCCAATTTATGAAAAAATAATGCGTGAAGCAAAAAAAGCTTTGGAAGAATATTTCCCAGATAAAAACTATAAGTCATTAGATGAAAAAATAGAAAAGCTTTCGAGAAATAACTGGATGGTTATAAATTGTTCTATAGGTGAGCTAGAATCTAAACTAAAGTCGCTACGCCCCGGTAGAAAACAAATAGCAGTTACACGATACGAAGATCAAGTTACTGTAGTTGTAAATGAACTTGAAGAATTGTTTTGATCTGTGCTTATTACAATTTTTATATTCGATATTGTTTTTTTTACTGAGTCATACATTTTCTTAGCATAGTCTTCATTTCTGTCAATCCATATTGGTTGTGTATCGAATATATCTCTTTTTTGTTTAACGATCATTGCGTTCTTGTAAATGGCTAAAGACTTTTCATAAAATTTGTTGTCAAGTAAAATATCTGCCCATGCACACCACAATTCGACCATAGAGGGAGCCAGAAAAATAGCTACTCCTAAATGCTCCAATGATTTTTTTAAATTTTGCATCTTAAAGTTATAAACTAAACCACAGTAATAACGAATCATGACTTGATTTTGAATTTCTTTAGAATTGTGGAATATCCATTTTTCAGACTCTAGTAAGAATTTTTTGTAGTCTTTTTTTTCATAAATCGAAACTAAATCCTTACAATCGTCATCTAATATAGGACTTTTAAATTTTACTGATGTGTCTTGTAAAATTATTTGTTGAGAAGATTGGTTTTTATATAATAATTTATTAGAAAAAAATCGTTTTTGTTTTTTAATCCATTTTCCATCACTCACACAAACAAAGTTTGTTTTAACTTCGAAATCATCCAAACTAAAATGTTTGATACTTTCACTAGCATTTACTTTAAGTATGCCATCAATTTTATTTTGATAACAAAACTTTTCTAATGAATTTTTATCATTAAGTATCTTTGAATCGAAATATTTGAAGTCTTGATTTGTCGTTAATATTAAATCAGAAAATTTTTTAAAATAAACCTCTTGAGATGGGTCTTTTAAATGATCAATTAATATTGCTATCATTTATTTTTTCCTCAAAAATAGATTTAAATATATCTTTGTTCTTGACTAATGTTTTATTATTATCTAAAATTTCTATAATGTGAATTAAAAGATGTTTTTTTTGCGGATTCCATAAATAGTCGTAAAAAATTTCAAGTATGTTTTTCATTTATATTACCAAAGGAGAAAAATGTCTACTGAATATCTAAACAATAAATCATTTGAGATAATAATAATAAAGTATCAAAAAGCACAAAGAGCCAAGCAGAGGTTAAGCTTTTTGCAAAAAGATATGGAAATGCAAAAACGAATAGCTAAAAATCTTAAATCGCCTTTGATAGTTGATGAATCTGAAATAAGAAATGCCGAATTAGACTATGCAGAAGCACAACGAATTTTGGCAACTGCGTTTTACACCCTGTCACAAAACATAGTTAGATATGCTAAGTTTAGCCATATAGATGAAGATGACGCTGTACAAGAAGGCGTATTGATATGCTTTGAAAGAGCAGAAAAATTCGATCCGGCAAAAGGAAAAGCATTCAATTACATGACAACATGTATCCTAAACCATTTTAGACAGTTATGGAGATCAGCTAGAAATTACCAAGAATTGAAAAAGAGATACAATGACATACAACAAATAAGACTTGGAATTGATTTGATGAATAAAAGAAAAGACAAAATAAATAGTAAAAATTTTGATAAGTATTATGAAAGAAGATAGTTTTATCATTCAATGATTCATATAATAGTTTGTATTTCTTTTATAAGGAAAGGAATGACTGCTTATATGCTGTCTTAATATCATGCGAAAAAATTTTTTAGAAGTACTCGAAAAACAAGAAATTCTTCAAATTTTAGAAAACAATGGTTTCAAAGATAAGATTGAAGCTCTTCTTCTCAATGAAAGCAAAGTGTATACCAAAAAAGGCAGGCTTAATAAAAGCGGAGCATGTCGGATTCTTGGAATGAAGCCTAAAGAGCTTGAAGATTTTTTGAGTAAATGCAGAGAAACAATTAAGGCAGATCAGTTTTTAGACTAGTTTTTATATGCTCTGTCATATTTAATTGATATGTCTACAGTAACAACATCTCCATTAGACATATCTAGAGAGCCAAAATTGGCACTTTCACAATAAGCGCCTTCTAAAATCCAAACATCTAAGGGATTTCCACAACCATCTAAGGTAAAAATCCGACACAACTTTTTATGTGGGCTACTCTTTGTGTAAAGTCCAAAATTAGGGTTGTAAATCTGTAATATCCAATTCCATACCGGATTATTTGATGAAATGTCATATAAAGTTATGTTAATCGGATCAAAATTCGGCCTTGATGGAAAACTAATGGTTTCTTGCAAGTGTGGTACTGTTATTGAGTCAAATTTTATAGACGGTCTTCCAGCTGTTAATGACGGCCATGAAAATATGCCATCATCACAAACATCTGGAATCGTAAATAAATAACGAAATTTCCTCTTGAAAACTGTTTGCCAAGCCCAAGATATTCCAAGTAATTGCGCCACTATAATCCTCCAAGATTATTTATGTTTTGATATGAAAAAAGGCATCAGTAAAACTGATGCCTTTGAGGTATTGTTTAATATTCAGAATCAGCAACCATTGAATACTGGCTGTGCTCCAGCCAAGTTTGTTCTGTTCATGAACTGGTATTTCATGCTCACGGTGATATCGCATTGGTCGTTTTGATCATAACCCAAATCACCAAAATCAACACTCTTGGGCCAGCATAGGTACATCGTGAATTGCTCTAGTCCATTACCGCAACCATCAAGCATGACGAGCTTAGCTGTTGCGGTGTAACCACCGGGACCAGTTGCCCTTACTGCCATTCTTGGGTTGATTGGGCTGCTGCTGGGGGATAAGAAGTCATAGACTCCACCAATCCAGTTGTAAAGAGATAACATGCTGTTATCGCTATCAACGATATCATAGTAAACAACTTCGGCATCACCAAAGGTTGGTTTTCCCGGCATTGGCATATAGCCATGCAAGTGATGCACGGTAACTTCCTGCATATCAACGCTGGGCCTCTTTGTGGTTTTCACAAAGTGATCAGGAATGAAGGCACTAGCGTTGCCACCGATGCCATCGACTCTGAAAACCCATCTAAACTTCCTTTTGAATGTAACATTTTGATCGGCAATTTTGCCAATACCCATATTGTAGGCCATAAAAATCTCCTATCTAGTTATTAAACAACTACCTCAGTATTTTCAGTAAAGCTGCCAGTTCTGTGCAAAGAGAACTCGATGAAGATGAACTCTGCTGCTTTTACAGGCTGTACGCCAATTCTGGCTCTCATTTCGTTTCTGTCGATTACATCAGCAGTATTCAATTCTGCATCACATTTCACGACATAGTCATAAATGCCTTGGTTTGTAACTACATTTTGAAGAATACCCTTGCAAAGATCGACAAAGCGCTCTCTCAACTGCTCGGTGTGTGGGTCGAACAGCAAGGAACGACTTTGAATTCTGATGTTCTTTTCAAGATAAAACATCAATCTTCTTACATTCACTCTATCAAGAGCGGTGGGTCTGCGTTGTAGAGTCTTTTGGCCCCACACTAAGAATCCATCGATGTCGGGATAGGTGATAATTGGGTTGATTGCATTTCTGTTGCCATACATCAAGTCTCTCTCTGTTAGAGTTGGTTGAGAGTAGACATCTGTGATGCCGGGAACAACACCTCTGTTTACACCGGCTGGTGCAAACCATGGGAATGACAAGCTGTCACTTCTGGCGATTGTTGCTAATACGGCACCACTAGGTGGAACCCAAACATCTAGATTGTTGTAAGTGTCACGAATCTTGACCCAAGGCCAGTAAAGTGCGCCAAAGTCAGAGTCAAATCGGACGGTGTTAAGTGGATGAACACCATTTTGCCAGTCTATGATTTCCTGTGGTGTGAGACCAAGAGGAGGATCAACGATTGCCAAGCAATCCTGTCTGAGATTTTGGCAGAGATTCAGTAGAGCCACTACAACACTTGTTGAGGAGTGTCCGGGGACTGCAACTAGATCAATATCAATTTGCTCTGGCTCAGACAAGGAATATAATCCTGTGTATGCAACAGGGCTTCCTATCAAGAGAGCATCTTGAGCATCTGGATCAGTTGGAATACCATCGGTTCCACCAGACAAAGCAACACCAGTTGCTGGGCTGTTTACTGGAGGGGCAGAGATG